GACTTACTTGAAAGAATTAAAAAGGTAGCTACTGAATGGGTTAAACCTGGTCATAGAAAAGGATCTAATACTCACAATGTATCTGCAACTGTTAGCTTAAAGCAAGAGGAGTGGGATGCAGCAGGTAAGTGGATGTGGGAAAACAGAGAGCACTATAACGGGTTATCTGTACTACCTTATGATGGAGGTACCTATACCCAAGCACCTTTTGAAGACATAAGTAAAGTTAATTATGATATGGCTATGGCACATTTAAAAAATGTTGACCTAACTAGAATATCAGAAGCTGAAGATGAAACAGATCTTTCAGGTGAGTTAGCTTGCGCAGGAGGCGCGTGTGAAATAACATGAAGCGATTAGCAATTATAGGAGGTATTGGAATGATGACCATGGCCGGTACTAATATGATTTGGCATAAGCAAAAGCCAGATTTCAACGCGAACACACTTGCAATAGCAAGCGGCGCTTTCATAGTGTCAATAGGTATAACTATTAAAATATGAATTATGTGTGACGGATGTCCGGGCGGATTTTGCCCATGGTGTTAAATATAAAAAGGGGAGGTCATTACGACTTCCCCTTTTTTGGTTACAGGAACTTTTGGGTATGGTGCCCAGTTTTTTCGTGTTCCTTATTTTTCTTTATTACTGTTACAAAATTTTCTAGCGGCTTCAACACTACCAAAACCCCATTTTTTTAAAGCTCTAGCTTTTCTAGTTGGTTTACCGTTTTTCTTCATAGGTCCCTTCATTCCAGCAAATCTACAAGCAAAAGAAACTCTTCTTTTTCCTTTACCTTTAGTCTGTCTTTTACCTAACACTTTCCCAGTTTCAGAAGTGTGCTCAGCCCTCATCTTTCGATTAGACTTCTCATAGCTTGCATCCGTCATTTTATTTCTTTTTCTTTTTAATAGGAACGCAGTTAGGTACTTTTTTACCGCCTTTTTTCTTCATGCCTATAGCTTCGTATCCTTTCCAACAAGGATTTTTCATTTTCTTTTTACCTCTTTTAGTTGCCATAATTATAATTTTCTACCTTTTTTATCTACTTTTATTTCTTTAACTATAACTCTAGTGCTAGGCTTTTTGTTCTGTAACTCTTCTAGCTGTCTGTTTAGTTCTTCTAATTTACCATCAGCTTCAGTACCATCTTTAACCATGCTAGCTGTTATGTTAACTTCTTCTTTTAATATATCTTGAGTTTGTTCAAGCATCTCTACTTGATCCTTTAATTGCATGATCATTTTCTCATTCCACTCTTCTTTTAACTCATATTCCAAACGAGTTACTTCTACAGGTGGTAAGCTTTTAGCTTCTTCTATATCTGCCTGTAGCGTATAATACATACCAACAAACGAAGCTGTTATTGATATTATTGCTACTACTGTTTTTAGATCTAATTGTACTGATGTATTTTCTGATACTTTCATTTTTTATTTTTGTATAGTTGTTCTATTTTTTCTACTCTATCAGCCTCAAGTCTCAATGTTTTAATAACGCTATCACTTAAACCAAAAGATTTCAAAGTATCTATTTGATCTTTTTTGTTTAAATTGTAAATTCTACGTTGTTGCAATGTTCTTTGACTAACTGGTATAGCTTCTTTTATTTTTAGTCTATCAGGTATACTATCATTTTCTATTAATCTTAGAAGCTGATCAACCCTTTTTTGTTCTGTATTAAATTTAGTTTTAATATCTTTCTTTGCCCAATAATTATTAAGTAATTCCACTTGTTCAGTTTTACTCATTTTATAATATTTTGCAACATTATCATTTGTTTTTTTATCAGCTTCACTTAAATTAGGTTGCTCTTTTAAAACTTCTTTTAAAGTCTTTTTCTTTGTTTTAACATCAGAAGTATATATTTTATTATTATCTTTCTGAGATTTTAATATAGCTTTAACTCTATCTTCTTCTTTTTTGAACTTTTTTATTTCTTCACTAGAATATCCATGCTGTTTAAGTATGTCAACTTGTTGAGCTTTTGTATATTTAGAAGGATCTTCAACAGCTTGTTCAGCTCTTATTTTTTGTTTCTGCTCGTCTCTTCTAGCATCTTTCGTTTCCTTACCTTCTAACTGCCACTGAGGCCATCCCAACATAGCTGCAACTTTTTGCCAATCTTCAGAGTCGTCGCTCATAGCATATTGTATGTTTTCCATTTTTTGTAAACCTCTATCTAACGGAACGTTTGTTACTCCAGAAACAACTTTAGTAAAAGCTTTAAAAGCTGGGTTTTCTAGGCTAAACCCATCGTCCATTTGACTTCTTTTTACAGGATCATCAAATTGGTATGCAGCATTTTTGAATTTAGAAAATTTATTTTTTATTGCAGGTGAAAAGTCTAAAAGCTTTTGGGTTGCATCAATGTACTCAGGTCTATCTCTTTTACTTCTTTTATAAACATCTAGTGCTAAGTTTTTAATAACAGAAGCTGTCATACCTACTAGACCTGTACCTCTCAAGATACTATCACCCATACCGTTTACTGTATCTAAATACTTGTTTTCTATTTCAGTATCTCCAAAGTCGTCCCCAAAACCTAAAGCAAACATACCTTGTTGCATTAGGTTAAAAAACATATTCTGAGCAAAGCCATAATAAACTATTCTTGAAATCTTTTCTAATGGATTACCTCTACGGTTAATTAAATCTTTTGCATCCGCTATCTGTAACCTGTTATACTGCATAGGTGTATTAACAAACTGTAAAAGCAATCTACCCATATCACTAGACTGTTGCTGTGATATTTTACTAGGGTCAGAAGACTGTTGTGATTTTTCAGATATTTCTACAAACTCTTCAAAGGCTATTTTTTCAGCTTCAGCTTCAGACATGCCTTCTTTCTTTAAGCTTCTTATCTTGTTTCTGTACCAAGTAGCACCTCCAGACGCAATAGCAAAACTATCAGCAAATTTAGTTGGAGCATATCCTTTTTCTAGTATATAATTTATAGCTGCTTTAGCTTTGTTGTTACTACTAGATGCAGCATCAGCTATCTCAGATTCTGATATATTTATTTTTAAACCGTTACGCCTATCTCTCAAATAATCTGAGTTCATTATTCTCATAAAATCTTTCCAATACTGTGGTTGATTTGCAAACGCTTGTCCCATTCGTAATGGATTATTAAAAGTTAAATTAGCAAAGTTAGCAGATGAAATAGTTTGAAGTAAGGCAGATCTCATGTTTAAGAACATTATAGTTCCTTGCGCATTGTTAATATAATCTAATACTCTATCACTCAACCTATTGCCTTCTTGTATTCTGTTTTTTCCAGCCTTCATTCTAGCTAAAGAGTTTTCTACAGCCTCTCTATATCTTTTACCAAAACCAGCTTCTAATTTATTTAAGTTCTTTTCTGAAAATACTACATCTACATTTTGCTGCCACTCTTCTAAGTATTTACCACGTTTAGTTGTATTAAGAAGATCTATAAAATCTGTTGTTATAGTACCAGATAACCAGTGCTCTTTAGGTTTAGAATATCCATCACCTTTTGTTATTTGAAGTATTTGATCTGCAAAAGCACTAAGCTTAGGATCGGAAGTAACTATATTATTTATTTCAGCTAAATCAGTCTTGGTTAATTTAGGTATTTTTTCACCAAGTCTATCCCATAAGTGAACTCTAACAGCTTGTTCTTTAGTATAACCACTAGGCGTTGTTTCACGTAGGTCATTAGGTATGTCCAGCTCTTTTTTAATAGCTCTAAAATCATCCATTAAGTTTATTCTGTCTGCAGCTACAGCTCTTTGCGCTCTACTATAAGGTTTATACAATGTTTCATTATACCATTCTCTTTGTGCTTCTCCAACAGATCCTTTACCTAAAGTATAATCCATAAGACCAGAAAAGTCTTGAGCTGAAGGAGGTGTAATAAACTTACCTCTACCTTTTCCTTTACCCCTTACCTCAGCTTTAGCACCTGAAAATTCTTTGTAAGATTCTATACCTGTTTTACCTTCTATAATATCATTAAAAGTCTTATCTAAATCTACAGAGTTTCTATTAACTCTAGCTTGTTGTACTTTAGATTTAACGTCTATAGGATCTAAAACTTTTTTAACAGCTTCAACATTAGCTATAGCATCGTCTGCAAAATAAAAGTCATTATAACCTTCAGATGTTTTATTTAATACCCACTCTGCTTTAGCCTCACCTGTTGAATTACCTAAACCAGTTATATTTTCTATAGGTATATCTAAACCTTCAGATTTTAAAAACTCATGTATTGCTTGCTGTGACTCAGGAGCTCTTGCTGTTAAAACAAATACATCTTCAGTACCTCTAGCATCTCTTATTTTTTCAGCTATTTTAAATAATGGTCCACGTTCACCTTCTCTAACTATATTAAAGTCAGAAAAATCCATTGCTGCTCCATCATCAATTAATCTTTTACCATCTTTAGCAAACTCTTCAGCGTTTAAAATACCTCTTTCAGTTTTATAAACATTTTGTTTTACTTTTTTAACAAAATCTTTAGGAAGTGGTTTACCATACTCTATAGTTTCTGTATCTATCTCCATAAAGTTTTCACCTAAATCTTTCATATATTTAGGTATATTTTCGTTAACTGACTTTTGAGTTTTCTCAACAATAAAATCTTTTAATGATCTTTCTTTTCTAGCTCTATTTCTTTCAAGTGCCACTTCATTAGAAGTCTTAGCATGTACCATAAATACTTCATAGCCCTGTTCTTTAAGTTTATTAACTTTTTTCATAGTAGCATTATAGCTAGCACCTGTACCATCTATAACCATACCATCTCCTGCTTGTCTATACTTCTCCATTTTAGCTGCAGCAGCTTTTTGACCTGCAGCGCCTATCTTAGCTCTAGAGCTTCTCTGCTCTTTGTTGTAGTCTTTTTCTACTTCAGGCAAGCCTTGTTTAGCTTTTTCAGCTTCTATAAATATATCTTGATTAACAACTTTCCAACCTTCTCTGCCAAGCTCTAAGCCTTTTCCAATGTTTGATTTACCAGAACCAGGTCCACCAATCATAAATATAGCCTTACGTTTAGGCGATGGCTTACCTGATGGATTAGGTTTATTGTAAAATACTAAACTTTTACTTTTAGCTAAAGTATCGTCAAAGTCAAATATTCTAATTTTTTTAACTGGTGTATTAACAGATCTAGCCTTGTCTAAAGACTTATCCATCTTGTCTGTCGTTTCTATGACTTCTGATACACTTTTTTTATTTACAGATGATCTATTAAACAAACCTGAATTTGTTAACACAGAACGATCCTCTTGCAATAATTTTTGTCTATTTTCTTTAGACATAAACTCAGAGCCTCTAATCTCTCCAGTTTTTAGATTTCTTAATTGTCTTAACCTAGAATCAGTTTTGCTTCTTTCATTATAATATCTATCAATTTCTTTTGGATCTGACGATTTAAAGCCTATTTCCTCGAATATATTATCCATAAAAACAGGTATTATAGCTACTGTATAATCATCAAATAGCTTTTCTAATTCTTTTTTACCAGCTTCATTTAGTTCAAACCTAGTAGTATTTTCACCTGTGCTAACTTCCTCTATAAATTTATTACCTAAAAATATTCTAGCTAACTCATTAACCATAAACTCAGCTGGTTTTTTATGTTCCCACCTAGTATTGTCAGACTTTATATTTTTTCCTAATATATAACTTTCACCTTCGATAGGTTGCCAAATTTCAGTTAACTTAGCAGATGCTCTTAAAGCTCCCTGCATATCTCCTTGTAAGTTTTTTATAGCCAATGCTACTTCAAGAGGAGTAACACCACCTTGATGAAATTCATTTGCTAAAAAAGTCATTTGATCTATAACTCTTTCTTGTGCTGTTTCAGCATCTTTATTTTGCAAGTCTAATTTTTCTTTAAACTTATCGCTTTTTATATTAAAAGAACCATCTTCATTTAAAACTTTTTGATTTGTTAAAAACGTTCTAGGTTTTTGAGCACTTATATTTCTATAATTTAAATCAATTTTTTTACCATTTCCATCCTTAACAATCATAGTATCCATCTTACCACCATTGTATTCTACTTCATAACCAGCAGCTTCTAAAGCCGGCTTAAAAGCCTTGTCTATAAACTCAGCAGTGTTATCATACCACTTCATTCTTTCAACTGATTTATTTGCTTGTCCTCCTGTGTATTGAGCTCTGTTTAATATTATATTATTTATTTTAGCTACAGGATCTTTAGCGTTAAGTATAGCACTTTTTATTTCTTTAAAATCTACATTTTGCATTTCTGCTCGTGTTCCTTCTCCTCTTGCAATTTCTTTTAAATTTATGTTTTCAGGTAATCCTAATTCTCTTAGCAATATTCTTTCAGCTTGAGCTTCTTTAGCTATATTAATAGATTCAACTAGAGCTTCATTATCAAATCTAATAGATGCTTTTTTGTTTTTATCACCTTGAGCTTTGATCTTTTGAAATATTTTAGCACCGTCGTTTAAGTCTTTTAACATTTTTAGCATTTGCTCTCCTGTAGGCGTAAAATCTTCTGTTAATTTTCTAACAGTTTCTTTACCATCCCAACCAAAAGCCTCCATCAATGCTTTTTTAAAATATTTATTTGGTATTTTAATATCGCTTATTTCCTGCTTGTTTAATATATCTTTAACTTGCTCTAGTTTGACGAAAGACTCTAGCTGTGCTTCTACTGGAAAATCTCTACGTATAACACTATTTCTTCTAAACATAGCGTTTTCTATGCTATTATTTAGCTGTTGCGATAATTCTGGTGAAGTATCTTCTTTTTTAATACCTTCAGAGAAAGCTTCAAATATTTCATAGTTACCAACATCTATTTTGTTTTCTAATAAATCCTCTCTTAACTGCATTTTCTTGTCAAAATAGTTTTCACTAGTAACATCTTTGGTTTCCATTTTTAACCTACTAGCTGTCCACTCAGGATGCTCTGCTTTTAAAAGTTCATACTTTTGTAAGTTGGCATCTAAGTTTATTAAGTCTTCTTGTAGTTTAAATATTTTTTCTTTAATTTTAACCCCAGCATCAACCTCTTGCTTGAACTTTGTTATAGCTATTTTATCTCCCATTTGATAAGCTAAGCCTTTATACTTAGCTGCTCTAGCACTTGAAGGATTACTAGCATTTGCAAAAGCTTCAGAACTAAACTTGCTTACAAAATAATCTTTATTTAATTCACTTTCAAAATCAGGTCTTAATCTCATATATTCAGGGCCTGATGTAAATCCTTTTTCAGCTCCTATAACATCTATCTTTTTACCTTGCCAATCAGAAGTATAATTACCGTCTACTCTTTTTTCTATTAGCTCTGGAAAGTTCTTAGATAAATAACCTTCGTTAAGATTTTTAACTATTTCTACATAATTATTTTTTATATAGTCTAGGTTTTTACCTTTGTTAAATACGTCTTCATAAATAGTTTTACCAAGTTTGTCACCAGCTTGTTTTTTAAAGTCACGCATAAAAGGTGATATTCTTTGGTTTTTACCTCCTTTTTTGCTAATATCAGCCATTTCTTTATAATCCATACTGATAACATCTTGCTCTAATTTAGAAGCAACACTCTGATCTATGTTTAATTCCTTGTAAAGTTGACTAGGTTTTTTAGCTTCAACCTCTTGAACAACAGCTTCCATCTCACCTGCTATTTGTTGACCTACTTCTGTGGCTTGTTCATAAGTCATGTCATAAGCTTCTTTAGTACCTACGTTTCCTTTTTTATAAACTTCTCCTATTTTATTACTTAACTGAGAATTTATCCAAGCAAATAAACCGTCTTCAGCACTTTCAGTCTGTTTGTTTACTTTGAAATTTTTTATGTGATTTATTAACTCAACAAATACACTTTGTTTAAATTCTAAATCACCAGCATTTACTTCTCTACCAGTCATTGGATCTACAACAAACTCTGTTAACCAACCTGGAGGTTTAGTAGATGGTATTTTACTCATTATTAAACGATCTAACGTACCATCTCTATATATTCTATCTATAAATTTATTAGCCCCTCCATCTTTCCAAGCTTTATTAGCTTCAGCAGCTACCTTAGCAGGATCAGCACCTTCTGCATTCACCTTAGATCTGTAATCGGTTATATCATTGTACAACTTAGCCATAACTCCTTTAGCGTCTCTATCAACAGAGTTTCTAAGAGGTTTAGATAGATCATAGTTTTTAACTAGATCTTCATATTCTTTAACGCCTCTTTTATATACTTCATTTGCTTCTCTACCTTTACCACTTGCAAATGCTGTAATCCAGTCATAAACATCTTTACCTGATTCCCAACTAGCTTTTAGTCCAGGTTTAGAAGTGTTTAAAAATTCTGAAGCTTTTTTACCAAAGTTTTTAAACTTGTTTCTTTTTGATTTAGAAAAATCAAGCTCACCTCTATTAACCATCTCACCATAAACACTAAACCACTCGTCTGTTAATTTATCACTTCTATAACCAGCATTTTCTTTTACTCTAGTTAATACCGCTTCGTATTCTCCAGAGCTTTTTAATACTTCTATAAAATCTGTAACAAAAGCATCTTTCTTTTCCTTAGCTAGTTTTCTAGCTTCAGCATTAGTTAGCTTAGGATTATTTTCTTTTAACTGCTTAGCTAATATATCTATATTTGTGTACCTACTGGTTAAGGGGTGTATGGCTTCATGTATAATAGTTCCTACAGCACCTCGTTTTTTGTATAATTCTTTTAACGATCCTGTAAACACCCTGTCCACAAGTTTGGGATCAACAACCATTATAGACTTACCTTTTGTTTTTGAATTAGGTCTATTGTCAATTGTTTGTGCTCCAAAATCTAAAGCATTTGTTTCACCAACTTCTTGGTTTGGATTTAATTCTCTTAATACATCATCTACTGTTTGATCCTCTTTAACTTCTATTATAGACTCTTTGTCAAATTTTTTCTTATCAGCTTCAGCTTTTTCTTTATTAAACTCTCTTTGGTTATTTGCTAGCTCTTCTTGTTTTAGTTTATTTTGCTCAGCTAATTTATCCAATTTTTCAAACTCTCTAGCTTTTTCACCGTCATTCATTTGATCAAACTCCTTAATAGCTTTACGCTTTTGAGTTATTTGTCTATCAACCATTTCTGTTTCTACGTATTTAGATCTATATGGTGAGTTCATACCAAAACCTCTATCAGTTGTAGCTCTTGAAGCTTGTATAGAAGCATTTACAAAATTGTCAGCATCAACTTTACCCATGCCACTAGCTTCTTGTATTCTTAATGAAACATAATCTTTACCAAAGTCATGAGCAAAATTAGCTACAACATCTTGATCTACTTCACTTATCTTACCTTCTCTAAATCTACTTGTCACTCTTTCAAACTGTGTTCTTAAATTATCCTTGTTTGAAAAGAAGCTATCGTAAATACCTTCATTAGCATATATGTTATCTAACTCACTTTTAATTTCTAAACCTTTAGCTGTTTTTTCTATCACCTCTATAGCTTCCATCTTCTGTTTAGAATCAAGATTTTTATTTTCATTAATCTCTTTTATCTTAACATCTTTAGCAGCTGTTATTTCTCCTCTAGACCAAGAGGTAACACCCTCGCCATATTGACCCGGCTTAGCATTTTTAGGCATTTTCTTTATTTTGTTCAATCCTAAAAACTCAGCATTTCTATTCCACTCTGCCCATCGCTTACCACCCTGCATAGTATTTATGTCGAACTTAACAGCATTGTACATTTCTCTCATTCCAGGCTTACCAAACATCCCCATGGTTACTAAACCACCAAATAAAGAAACAAAGCTCTTAGCATCAGTGGTATGATGCCAAAATTCGTCAAATGTTATTTCTCCTGTTAAAACATCAACTCCTCCAGATACACCTTCACCACCTTTTATGGACAACGTACCAATACTAGCTTCACCAAATCTTTTAGCTGTAACACTAACGCCACCCATCGGCACTATTGTATTTAAGTGATTTAAAGTTCTAGCCACACCACCTGCATAGGTTTTTGAATTACTAACAGTGTTCCACCATTTATCTACACCAGCACCTTTTGAAGCAATTATTTTAGTTAAACCCATACGTCCTAGTGTAGAACCTAATGCAAAGGTATACACAGGCATACCTTCACTGTGAGTCATATTAGCGCCTATATAATTAGAACCTATAAGTCCAATAGATTCGTGAGCATACATATTCATAAATGTACCTACGCTTCTAGCCATACCTCTTGAACCGGTAGCTTTTAATACGCTTCTAGTTGCTAATCTACCCATACCGGCGCTCAATGCTTCTACGCCACCAACTGGACCTAACGCAACGGATGTAGCATATATTTCAACTCCCATTTTTATAAGTGCAGGTAGACTATTACCTATCATTTCACCTACACCCTGATCTATTCTTTCTTGCTCTTTTGCATCTAAAGTGTATCCTTGACTCTGCATTTCTTGAGCAAATATATTAGCAGCTTCATTAGCATCTATATCAAATACATCAAAAGTTTCTGGAGCCATATCTACAAATCCTTGAGCTAGTTCATCAAAGAAACCTTCACCATCTCCAAAAGAACTTTTAGGCATGGATAAAGGGTCATAGTTTAATGTAACAGCAGCAGACATTGTGACATACTTTTGTAGCAACTCATTATACTGATCAGTAAAAGGACTTCCACTTGGGAGTGGGGGTAATAATCCCATTGTTTTATTTTGATCTCCAGCAGTTATCATTTTGATTTTACCTTCAATCGTATTTAATGATCCATCACCCTCTGTCATTGAATCATAAAAGCTAGCTATTCTTTGAGCTATACTAGCGTCTTTTACAACGTTTTCAATACCATATTCTTTAATGTTATTTATTAAAGCTAACATCTCTGTTTCGTAATTAAACAACATGTCAGTTTTAGCATCAAGAGATAACATACCTAACTCAACAATTTGTTGTTTTTGTATTTGTTGTTGCTCTAAAAAATCTTTATCAGTTCTAGCTTCACTAATCCATCCTCCATTAGGATCTACTAAAGGCACCACGCCTTCAGCCATAAACTTGTTCAAGTTTTTACTATGTTCTGCAAATAAGGCATTTTCTTTTTCCGACAATGGCGTTTGTTCATTAGCTTCCATTAATGCAGCTTGCCAGCCTTCATTTGTCTTAGGCCAATCTTTTCCTTTAAATATTTCTTCAGCTTTAGATTTTACTAAAGAAGTTCTTTTAGTTCTCAATATTTTTAACTCGTCAAGCACAGGTGTAATATTATTATACTGCTCTTCCATGTAAGAACTAGTCAAATTGTCAGCTGACAAAGCCATGTTTTTAGTTATAGATAAATTAACCTTATCCGCCACTTCAGCTTCAGAATCTTCAGGGTTATTTTCTTTTACCCATTTTTCTGTTTCATTAACTATATTTGCTTCAATACTTTTTGATTGTATAGCGTTGTACATAGACAATATCTCTTTACCTTCATCGGTGTTTAAGGCTTCTGTTATTGTCTCAGTTAAAACTTGGTTGTAGGATTTATATCTAGCACCACCAATTTTTAACATTTCATTTCCATCTCTATCAGTAGGAGCCGATTTTGATTTATAAAAATTAAAGTCAGTATTTATATCTAATCCTAAATCATTTAAATTGGTTATAAGCGCTTCGTTTTTGTTTACATCACCTGGTATTAAATCTAGAACATTATCTTTGTATTCAGGGACTATAAGGTTAGGATTTGAAGTTTTATAAGTTACTTCACCTTTAGCTATGCTTTCTATTTTTTGTTTTTTAGGATCTTTTTTCTTTTCCTCTTTCTTTTCAATAGATTTAAAATACGTGTTTATTTTATTTTGATCTTCAGTATTTTTCTTTTCTATCGCTAATTTTTCTTTTCTTTCTTCAGCTTCAGGAGTGTATATAAAAGGTAAGTTGAATTGAACTTGAGTACTTTCTGACTTAGGCATAAGTTCCGACTCATCAAAGTTCATACTCATAGGTTCTAACTTTTGATCTTCAACAAGTTTTTTACCTTCTTCTATATCTTTCTGTTGTTGCTTTTGAGCTTGATCTTGCTTTTCTATTTTATTAGAATAATTAGGTGCTAAAGCTTTCAGTTTAGTATTTTGCACTTTAGCATAAAAAGCATCAACATCTTTTTCATTTACATTGTTAGTCTTACCATTTAATTCTTCAAACACGTGTTTTACATAATCATTGTTTGACAACATAGTCTTTTTAAATTCGTCTATGTTCCAAAAATCATTACCAAAAACGCCTTGAGCATCTTTGAATACTAAATCTAAGTAATCGTTCATATATTATATTTATTGAGGTGCTATAGTTGACTCTTGTGCGTTTGCTTGTGTGTCTTCTCCAAAAGCCTCTTTTGTTCCAGAATTACTAAAACCTTTTTTAACCAATAATGTGGACATCTCACCACTAATGGCTTGTAAATAATCTTCATTTAGTTTTTTTGTATGAAAATCGGCAGATTCTTCGTCAGGCACATAAGTAGGATCCATTGTCATTTTACCATTTTTATACATCCAAAGCATTTTTGATTTTAGTTGTGGATCTCTTAAAAAAGGTTCCATAATAGCAGGGCCATTAGCATCAAATACTTCATTACCCTTCTCGCTAGTTCTATTACCTGTGGTAAACCAAGTTTCTAACGCATCTGTGTTAAAACCTGATACATTTTGGTATTTTTGCTCTGTCTTAACTTTAGTAGTTCCAACTGGTTTTAGATCTACAAATTTAGTTTTCTCTTCTTCTTTACCTGGTTTGCTAACTTCATCAGTTATCATAAATTCATCAGGAAGTTTAGCAATAAATTCATCTGTCAATAATCCTTCTATTTCAGCGCTTGGATCTACACTTGATCTAAAGTAAACTGTTTTACCGGTTTTACCCTCTGAGTAATCCATAGTAGCTTTATTAATCATTGAGCCAGCATTTAACATACCTATAGTTGGGTTAACCTCGTTGTTTTCGTTAAAGCTTGATATGTTCCATCCATTAGCGTCATATACAAAATCTACTGTTCCTGCTTTACCATCTCCCCAAGATTCATATAGATTATACAAGTTAGAGTTGTATGTTGCGTCAATCTCCCCTTCAGCTCCTGGCGGAAGCTGTTTAGCTGCTAAATATTCTTTATATCCAGCTTGAATATTATCAACAAAACCTTTTAAACCTTGCATTTTATCCATTGCGTTTAGTTTAATTTGACTAATCTGCATCGCACTAGCGTCAGGTCCAGCTTCTCTTATAGCATTATTCATTTCTATACCTATAGTCACTAATTGCTCTTTTATCCTAGCGTTCATAGATGAAGCTTCAGCTTTATCACTTATACCAAGTTTGTTTGCCATGCCAGTTATCTCCATATACTCTTTATCATAAGCGGCTTGCGCAACTGTTTGATTAGATCTAATAGCTTTTTCAGCTGCGTCAGCTTGTAATCTTCGCTCTTTTACAAAAGCTTCAAATGACTTAGCTAATTGTCCGGTATATTTTCTAGCACTTTCTTGCCTTAACATATTAGCTGTTAGTAGTTGTTGTGGATTATCGTATGCTCCCATATTATTTTTTATTTAATACTCATCAAAGTAGCTGTCGTAGTCTTGATCAGACATACCGCTTTGTCTTTTTAATCTATTATAATGTAAGTTATTTGCACCTTCTTGTTGGAAGTTAAAATTATTTAAGTCACTTGAATTTACTATTCCTTCGGAGTTTGCTATGGGACCGCCCCCTAATCCTTTCCCCCAGGTAGACCTCCCGCCATACTCATCATAGAACTTCCTAAATCGGTAACTGCTCCCATTGCTTGCATTGATTGCTCTTGAGCAGCTTGTTGATACATCATTTCATTTTGCGTGGCTCTATCTTGTAAGCCTGCTAATCTATTCATTTTTTGAACATCTCTTTCATCTTGTCTTCCAAACGCCGCAACCTCTTCCGCTAGGGCTTGTTTTTCAATGCTTATTTTAGTGTCTTGAGCTTTTTGTTCACCCTCTATTCTTAATTTTTGGTTATTTGTTTCTTGTATTTCTAAACTAGCCCCTACTTGTGCTTTACTTTGTGCAGCAGCTTTTGCTAAAGCAGATGCTCCACCAGCTCCTAAACCTGTAGCATTTATAGTTTCTAAAGTATTAGCTAAAGCTTGATCAGTTTGCTCCATTTTAAGATTAGCACTTTGCATAGCTACACCTAAATTAGCGTAAGGATTACTAACTTGATTTTTTAAATTTCTAATTTTTTGTGATTGATCTATCACAGGTTGCCTACTTTGTTCTAAAGCTTCTAGTTGTTTTTCTAGCCTTTTAGCTTTTGCACCTTCTAATAAAGCTGATCTTTTGTTTTTTACAGCTCCATTAGCAGCAACAACACCTGATCCTACCGCACCCGCTGCTGCTGTAGCTGCTCCTATAGTAGCTATTGTCAAAGCTGCTCCTGTTAATCCTATTGTTAAAAGCATATTAATTTATTTTTATTATTGGGTCATTAAAGTCTTCAGCTGTTACATCTTTAACTATTTCTTCAACATCAGTCTTATTAGTTGGATGTACAGTTATAAAAACACATTCTTCGTGAACGTATATAATTCTTTGAGTTCCTGGCATAGTTATACCAAAATGTGGAGCAGACAATTTGTGTACTCCATCTTCAGTTATTACAGTTATAGATCCTGTCAATATAAAATAAGGGTGTTTTATTTTATGAATTTTAGTAACTATCAACTGATTAGCTGGCATCGTTATTTTTCTAATATAAGTGCCATCTCCAAAAAAATGTTCTAACGGATTATTATCATCCACTATAGTTCCAAAGCCGTAAGTGTGTTCATTCGCTTTAAAAACTTCTGAAAAATCTGTTATTTTTTCTCTAAAAGTTTTTTTATCCATTAAGGATGATTGTTTAGCTATTTCTACTAGCTTTTCTTCTGAAGATTTATTTAATTGATTTATTGATTCCATTTAATTAGATGATATTACAAAATTTGTAGCAACTGAAAATAACTCTTTTTCACCGCCAGGTTGTGTTGTGGCATCTGTTTTCATTTTAATAGTTGTAAAATAACCTTTTATACCGCTGACATCACTACCATATATTATTTCGCTAGGTCTTTGAGGACTGTTATTTACAATATTAGCTACATATTTATTTTCTTTTCTATCAAAACCTGATCTAAAAGTTATACCACCGTCTTGATATGCTCCTTCTATGTAACTTTTCACAGCTCTAGCTGAATCTCTATATTGAGTATCTTGAGAAAAACTAAGTGGTGTACTAGATGGAAATGGTCCATCAGACTCAAAACCTTCTGCATCTGAAACCATAGACTCAACTTCCCAACCATTACTACCTTCGTAAGAAAGTGTATTAAAGTTTTTAACTGTAGTAGGGTTTTGATTAAATATAAAAGTTATACTTGATGGTTCTTTAACGCCATAGAAGTTGCCTCTGTCTTCATCTAACGTAGTTAAATCTCTATAATAATGTTTATATAAAGATTTATCAATAATGCTGTAAAATGAATCTTTTAAACTAACCATCATGGACGGCTTGTATGTGTAAAAACTTGTCCAAGCTCCGCCTTGTGGTACTCTTTCTTCGTAGCTTAATGTAGAAAAAGTATCGCTAGCTGTTGAAAAGTATCTAGGTAAAGTTTGTAAAGACACAGTATAAAACTTATTATGAATATCCCATCCTGCTAAAACTTTATCTCTATAAACGCTTGATATACTAACCTCTGCCTTATACTGAGTAGACTCAATTAAACCAGTTAAGTTAGGTAATAAGTGAACTATTAAATCTGACCCACTAGTAGCAGTGAATTTTACATTACCAGAATATTCAGCCTCAACATTGCCGCTGTCTTTATTAGTTATTTTTACATCTATTATAGAACCTAAATCAACTTCACCTATGCTAACGTTCTGTACTGTTATTGCTGTTAGTTCTGTTTGACCTGAAGCTGTTGAAAATGGACCTACTGTAGGTGATATAGTTCTTGTTTGAAAGTTATCTTTTAATTTAGCTAAGTTGTCTCTAAAAAAATCATTCATACCATAGCCAGATATTTCAGTTATACCATCTCCAGATACCCTACACACTACCCCTCTATATTTATCGGCAAAGTATTTTCTATACCCATAAAAAGCAAAACTTTCAGGATTAGAACTTATACCATATTCACCAGCAAATGGAACTAACTGTCCTAAAAAGGTTATTCCTCCACCCTCTGCAGATCCTTGGCTACCAGAATATATAGCATTTTTATTTAAAAGAATGTATCCAGTTTTATTTTGTTGAAATACCATTAAGTTAGTATTTTCAGTATAAAGCTTCTGTATAGATCCGTTTTGAGGATTTAAATCTTTTGTTATTGCGTCAGCTATAGAGAACACATTAGTGTTATTGTAGTCTGTTCTAGTATTTAAAACGCCTGAATATATTAAACTACTAGACCTATCTTGCATTTCTCTACTCTCAGTAATAGCATAAGCTCTAACACCTAGTGTAACACCAGCATTGTTAAAACCTCCCTTGTACCTAGACTCTTCAACATAGTAATTAGTCCAGCCAGTTTCAGATTGATTACCTTGATAATTAGCTGGAAAATTAGGGTATGATATAGGCGTACCACTATTAGATGGAGTAAAACTAGGATTCCAAGGTAGCCCAGGCCATTTTGGTTGACCAGGGTTATTAGGTAGGTTAACCTGTTTTTCCATTATCTTCTTATTCCAAAAAGAGTTAAAATATTTTACTTGAACTTTATAACCCATAATAATATAATTACTTGTTTTTTTATACGTTTACTCGTTAAGTACCAAATACTACAGTTATCTCATAAGGAGAACCATTTGGACCCACTCTACCAGCCTCGTCGTATAATTGAATTCTTAAAGGGTATCTCCAAGGAGTTTTATTACTTGGAACATTTGGATCTGGAATGTAATAAACAGGAGTATCTATAAAACTAGCACCTGGAGGGCCAGTTGTTACTAGTGTAGGATCTAATATTATAGTTCCAACTTCTGGGTTTACAGTAGTATTTCTGGATATTATAAACCTGTTTTTAAAAGGTAGTTTTGTATTATCAATAGTGTTATATGGCTCTACATTGTATATTACCCAATTCTGTATTGTGTTCGGATTTAAAAGACCTCCATTAAGACCTAGTATACTAGCTAAAGAAGTTCCACCAGACGCAGGATTACTTAAATCCCATACAATTGTTTGAGGACTAGCTATAGATGGAGCAGATGGTGATATATTAGTTAAAGTTCCATTCACAGTTAGTTCTGTATATAATAAACTACCCGATTGAGAAGCTGGATCATTTTCAGTTCCTATGTTTAAAGTAAATATATAGTCTTCTCCTACTGTACCATAATTAAACGCTGCGTTTGTTTTTATTCTTATTTGTCCAGCCGCTGGAGCTTGTAAAGCAAACTTGCTAGTAACATCTGATCTATTGCCATTAGCGTTTATTTTATCAACTCTAACTATGGACGCTTGTACAATATTTAACAAATCTCCATTATAGTTTCTAGCTTTAAATAGAGCTGTAACCACTGTACCTTGTGCCATTGATTCAGTTTGATAATAACTAACATCTGCAGATCTTATTTCAGTTGGTAAATATAAATTGTTGTTAACTATATTTGAATTAAGTTCTGATATTAAACCACTTGTAGAAGTTTCCCAATATATATCTAATTTTGAAGTTAAAGGTTTTACTTCATAAACAGAAAGTTGAGGAACCATCTTACCTGGATATTCCTGTTTTGTAGTCAATACAGTTACTTTACCTGTGTTATCACCCCCTATAACATCTATATCAACCTTACCAGCACCTCTACTGTCATAATTAATAGTTGGACTAAAGCCTCTTATTCTTTTATCATCTAAATTAGATATTTCAATACCGTCATCAGCTATTTTACCTTCAGTACCTTCATCTGAAGCTCTAGCATTATTAACATCTAACACAGTTGTTATGTTAAATAATAATCCTTGTTGAGGGTTATCACTAGTATGAGCTTTACTTTGTAAATTTTTACTTCCAGTTACATAGTTGTTACCTCTTGTAGGTACAGCTGTTATTTCATAGTTTAATTTACCAGCTTTAGGGCTAGGACCAGTTACACCCTCGTTAGTAGGATCTGTTAATTCTACTTTAGCTATTAGTGGATTATTTTGATATGAGTAAAATACTGGAGCGATATCAAAAGGAGATGGAGCTGCTGGTGACCATAAGCCTAGTTCAGTGCCTGTTCCTATTGTAACTATTGTATCATATTCACTGCCTGGGTACCATTGAGCATTGTAATATTGAGATATGAATTTAGGATCTGTAGATGGGTTTTGCCCTGACTTCCAATAATTCAACACTCTTGGATATACTTTAATACTAGCATTATCTACTTGACTACCACTATCAAGATCTCTTTTTCTGTCTCTAGTTTTTAATATAGCCTCATCTTCAGGGTCATATGGGTCTAGTGTAAATTTTTTACCTTCAGAATTTGTAGAAGTGTAATAATCTGGATCTTCGTTAAATGTAGGTCTTCCTGATCTAAATATATTTTGATTAGGCCCTAACAGTGATAAATCTCTAGGCACTTTATTTATATTATCTCCTAATAGAGCAAAATGGCCTATAGGTTCAGTGCTGCTAGCGCTTAGTGGATCTTTAGATTCTCCGTCAATATAACCATTTAATAACCCTGGGAAATATACATTATAATAATCTTGCTCTTGTTGTTTTACAACAACTTTCCAGTTATTCCAACCTAACGGATTAGTGCTTGAAAATAAACCTGGCTCTCCGGTGTTTGAACTTTTTGTAGATGTTATTATTGTGTTAAAAGTCATTTCTAAAGCATCACCAGGCCAAGTGTCTGGACCACCACTAGCATTAGTTGAGATTAACCTAGGTACACTATTGCTCATTGTTGGACTATAATAAGAAAAATCTGTATTAGCAGATTTAGTATTACTTCCAGATTTATAAGGATGATAATAGCTAGATCCTTGAGTTGTAGAACCAGTTGGTGTTACTATGTTATCTTGAGAAGATAGTATAGTTGTAGATTGTCTACCATATCTATCAGATAAAACAACGCCTGCCTGATAAGTTCTATTTTGTTTTAATGTATGGTTTTGATATTCTATTCTTAAATCACTATCAACAGCACCACCAATACCACCTTTAAAATCAGACCCAACAGTATAATTTAAAGCTGTAGGAGGTGTTGGCTTATCTATAAAGTTACCGTAAACAACTCGGTTTGCTGCTATTTCTTGAGATAAAGCTCTTACAGGTACTTGATCATAAACTCTAAGTAGTTCTGATTCTCGTAAAGTCTTAAATGGTTTAGATCCTCTATAATTATAAAGAAAAAATTGACCATCATTNTCTGCCCAATCCTCTGCGTATATAGTATGAGCAACTCTTAATACACTTTCATTAGACTGCTTGTATATTATGTCTATAGCTTTAACTTTAAACTTATCATTTATGTCATTAAATAATATATTTTGTTGATTAACAAAGTCTATAGGTGAAGGTATTGATATTCTTACGTTATTTATTTTATTTTCCATAACGTAGTTTTCGCTACTTTGATAAGTTTTAACTTCATCTTCCCCTTTGAAATAGCCATCTTGAATAGGCACAAAACACTCTTGAGTAAATGGTGATATTAAAGAATATTCTTCATCATCAAATTTAAATCTGTAAGCAAATCTAATAAATTTATCTTTCATAAATTCAGGATCACCATCGTAAGTAGAATCGTAGTAAGGATTATTATTAGTAGCATCAGGAAGCTTTTCACTAACAACATCTTGCATTCCGGCTGTTTTTTGAACTGCCAATGTTATAGCTACTGGATTTGAAGATATTGAACCTTCTAACCATACAATTTCTCCATTGGTATAACCATCACCCGGTGTGTTTATAGATAAACTTGAAGGATTACCATATACATCTGTAGCTACAACGTCAAAAGTTAGTCCTTGACCATTTGTAGCAGCGCCATTAACACCTCCAACCTTCCACGCGTTAGGTCTATTTGTATAATCTGCTCTTTGACCGCTTGCAGGATCTAAATAAGAATTTACACTGTAACTAGTTATTGTTGAATAAATTAAAGATATTGGTTCAAATGGATAATACTTAGCTACTGAAATATGATCTTCATTATAATAATAACTAGAATTATTTAAAGCAGTATTTACATTTATTTTTCTAGGTTGATTTCTATTATCAGTCCAAAATAATAAACCTTCTACCATATTCACACCTGTTATCATATGTGTAGTAGAAAAATTTAACCAATTACCACTAACTAATATACTAGATTGTAATGTATTTGTGTTATACAACGCTATGTAATGCTTTGACTCTGCGTTAGCAAAGTTAGATAAATTATCTACAGAGTTGTCGGTATAGTTAGTTAAAAAAACAATTATATTGTTGGTAACAACATCTGATATGCATCCTATTACTCTAATATTTTCTTCAGTAATACCAAAATCTGAAACTTTAAAATTACCAAGAACATTTTCCAGAGAACCAACACTATCACCCTCTGATCTGCTTATACCTATGTTAGTTGCAGTTCTGTAAGTTCCAGGTTGTATTAATCTGGCATCTAGATCTTGATTCATTCTAGAGTCCGTAAAAGTATTTCTTGATTCAGCCATTTAATTTAATGTTTAATCCATTTAGCTTTCCCTCTCATTTGTTGTATGAAAGTGTCTAATTTTATGTTGCTTAATCTTATTTTAGCATTTCTTAATTTAGCGCTCCTGTCTCTTTTAAAACGCTGAACAAGATATTCAGGAACATTAGATCTTGTAGATAGTATAGAATATGCTATATGCATGTACATAGCGTCTTCAATCATTTTTGGTATTCTACTAGTCCCATCGTAAGCTAAACCATCAGAGACATAATCTAATATTATCATTTGGCCTTTTAGATTACTACTAAACATAAATTTACCTTCTCTTTCAGATATAGTAAACCAACCATTGTTTTGTGTTGTTACAGGATTTAAACCATATCTTTGGCCATAAGCGTAATTCCACCAATCTTGTTGATATATGTTGGCGTTAGTATTAAAACCAGGTTCATTTGGGTTTAATCCAACAATATTATTATCATTAGCTTCTTGCCATCTTTTCCATGTTTCAGACTCATCAGCTTGTATCATTTGGCCTTGTTCACCATGTGTTGGTAATCCTTCAGAATCTTGTATTGGAACTTCTAAAGGGTTGCTTGTTAAGTTTTGTGCTGGATGTATAGGATGTTTTATACCTAAGCCATCTATTCTATAAACACCTACGTAGTTAACATAATCTTGTGGTATTACAGCTGTATTAGAAGGGCTTATATCTAATTCTATAGAGTTTACAGATTTTAAAGTATCATAACTAAATTCTTGTAATCCTCTTTTAGCATGAAACATAACATCGGTTCTTCTTACATTAGCTATTATTTTACCAGCACCAACATACGCTACTAAAAAATTAGTAATTACCTCTTCTAAAGTTATATAAGAGTAACTACCGTAATTGTCCCAAAGAGCTGGATTTTTTAATTGTACTTTTATTCTAGGATTATTAGCTCCGTCAATAGCTGGATTAAAATCTATTCTTTGACTCCCCATGTTTGGGTCACCTTCTAACCAGTTAGGACTTGAATTTATAGAGTAAGCTCCTACCGCTAGTCTAGTAAATGTAGTAGGATCTGCAGCTGTATTTACCGCTACATAGTAATTAGCAGGACCAACAGGATTACCTCCTCCATCGTCATATAGTTCTACATCGCCTTTGTAAGCTATGTATGCAGTACCACCAGAGGTTGGAACATAATATGTTGAACCTGTGTAATATTTTGCGTTAGTTTCAGTTATTAAGCCCATTTATTATGATTTTTCATTTTGTTCATCTTGTTGTGCAAGAGCTGATGCTGCTTGAACAACACTAGGATCTCTTATTATTATTCCAGAATACATTAATATATTTAATATTATGCTAACCTGCTCTGATGCATCTAATTCAAATTGTACAGATCCAGTAGTTGGATTAGCACTTGAATCAGCAGCACCTTGATATACATAACCACCAGTGTCAGCATTTATAGTATATGCCCAAACTGGAGATTTAGGTCTTCTAACATAATAAGTTGGTAAATTTTCAGTAATAGTATCTGGAAAAACTTTTATACGTGTTGGTGCGGCTTGTGTAAATGCACCATCTGGACTACCAGTTCCACTAGCATAAAAAGCTGGATATTGCTCTGTAGGCCTTGTTAACGGCGATCTATAAGCTAACAAGTATTCATTTCTTTGCAATTCTTGCAATGCTTTATCTTTGTAAGATATTGTTCCTAATCTATGCATGTCACTAGGTAGAGTGTAAGTTCTAGCATTAGGTGGCGGGTTGGGTGGATCAGGTACAGCTACATAAGTTGAGTTGCCGTAAGTTTCAAAAATACTAATTTTTTGTTCTAGTTGTTTCTGTCTATTAGCATACTCATTATCTGTTTGAGGTACTCTTAACAGCTGGTTTAAATCTTCAAAATATTGTTCAAATATTTCAAGTTGAACCTGCTCAGCTACTTTGTTAAACTCAGCTGGGGTTAAAAATCCTCTTTGTTCTTTGTTTAATATATACAAGACAGTTCTGTACACTACATTTACATCTACCATTTTTAGTATTTATTTAAATAAAAAAGGCGGCCGCATAGCCGCCTTTATTATAATCACTTGTTATTTATATTTTTTCTGTATAGATCTATAAACTTCTATACCTTCGTCAGTTTTAAACCAAACAGCCATAGCTGAATATGGGTTTTCTTCAAAAGGAACATTCATAAGCTTTTTATCATTAGATGCCCAAGAAAAAGATCTTTGATCTTGAGAAAGTTTAATAATTCCAGCTTCTGTAGCTTTTATAGCAAAGTTTCTAAGCTCTACATTTTCATCATTAGCAAGCTCTAAGAACAGTCTAGGGTTGCTTTGAGCAAATAACAATAAATCTCTTTTAAGCTCTTTAGAACTCATCTTAGACACGCTAGAGCCTTCTTCAACTCTTAATATTGCCTCAGCTTTATCAACATCTATTTCATAAGCTAAGTTCATAGCGACTAATGAATTTTCTAAATCTTGTAAATCATCTTTAGCTTCTTCAACAGCATCAAACTCATCATAGTGTTTACCTTTACTAGGATGATATAATGAAAGCAGTTTTTGAAGTTGTGACTTTTCTTTAGGTACTGATAAAATGCCATTTTCAAACATTATATGTTCTAAAGTTACAGGTCCTTGTTGCTCATCTGCAAATACGCTTTTTTGATTTGTAGCATATCTTAATTCCCTGTTATAACCTTTTTCAGGATCAAACCACATTAGCGGATGTCTAGAAGTGTGTCTAGATGCTAATTTATAAGTTAAAGGTTCTTTGTCAAAGCTTAAATAATAATTTCTATCTTTATACTCCCAAGTGTCTTTTTTTACTTTTGGAGTTGCCTCGGCTTTAGCCACAGGCTTTTTCTTTTCTTTTGTTTCCATAATATAATATAATATAATAATTAATAAAGACCCCGCCGAAGCGGGATCTTATATTTTAGTCTACTAAGATATAGTGTACTCAGATGCCGCAGCGCTTGTAACGATTTTACCAACAGGTAAAATTACGTCTTCAGCCTCTACGAAACCAGTTCCTTTTTTCAAAGTAGAAACAATAGCAGCATTAACTGCATCTTGTAGTTCAACAGCACCTTCGCCATCAGCAAATCCACTAGCAATAACTTTGTTAGAGATTAATTTGCCTGAAGCAGAGCCAGCAGCCATGTGTACAACCTCTACAAAAGCATCAGCTGGTGTAGCATCAACACGATCTGTACCTTTTATGTATATTACGTCATCGATAGGAATTAAATCATATCCTGACGCTTTGTTAAATTTTAACCATTTCATAACTTTATATTTTTAAATGTTTATAATTATATAGTTGACTTAAACAATACGAAATTGTTAGCAGCTTGTGTCACTAAACATCTTTCAGTTAAGAAATGTACTTCCATAGCATCAAGATCAGAAGTGTAAGCACCACCGACAGAACCAGTGATCCAAGACTTCATTCTTCTGTCATCAGCTTCAGACGCTCTATATCTTACGTGTAAGAAAGGTCTTCTGATGTTAGATCCTAACATTTGATCATAAACAGTTGTAGTACCAGCAGGAACCATAACACCATCAATATCTTGTGTTAAACCTCTAGTAGTAGCATCGTTTAAGTATTTCCAGTCAGTTTTGTAGAAGTCATAAGAACCTCTTCTAAATCCTGCAAATCCAAAGTTAAGTGCCATTTCAGCTTCATTATCAAATAAACCGTAAGAAGCAGCTTGAGTAGAAGCATAACCTCCACCAGCTTGAGCAGCAATCATATCATCAAAATCAAGAGCAGTAGCTCTGTTTAAGAATAACATGTTTTCTTCAATAGCTCCTTGCTTGTCTAATTGCTTAAGGATAGCGTCAAAATCACCTAATGCACCAGCTCCAGGAGCAGCAGCACCAGCAAAATTGTTCCATACATTACCTCTATCTTCGATAGCAGCAAATAAACCTTGAGTACCTTTTGGCTTAACAGCAGCTGTAAAACCTCCATTTACACCCATGTCGTCAAGAGCAGCAGAACTAGTAGCAGCAAGCTCACCTTCAACAGACATCATTTCAAGATAATCTTCAAATCTTAATCTAGTTTCAGACTCAGCTTTTAAGTACCATAAGTACCCATTAGAACCATCTTCAGTAGCTATTTCAATCCAACCAATTTGAGCAGCATCAGAACCTGATACTTCAAATTTATCTTTCATGATAATTGGTGAATTTTGGTAAGTTTGAGGAACTGGGCTAATTGAACCAACCATTCCGTTAGTACCTTTAGCAAATTCAGAACCATAAACAAACAACTTAACCTTTGTACCTAATCCAGATAAATCACCTGCAGTATATGGTAAAGCAACAATGTCTTGACCAGATGAAGACTTAACTAAACATTTTAATGTATTAAATCCATCAGAAACAACAATAGTTTGATTAGCTCTTACAGCGTTGTTTTCGCCAGACTTGATAGTTAATTTATCTGATTGATCATTAGTTACTTCATCATAAGCGATGTGTAATCTATTTTGCTCAACCCAAATAACTTGATCAGAAGTCATTGGCATTTCAGCTCCTACCATTCTCAAGAAACCAGATAAAGTTCTGTTTCCGTATCTTTCTACTTCCGATTCGTATAATTCAGGTAGGTACTGTTGTAGCCACTGAGTAAATTCAGCTTTACCACCTGAAACACTGTCATTTTGGAAGTTTATATAATTTGTCGGTTGCGCAACCTTTTGAGGCATTGGCGTAATCGACGCGGGGAAAGCCCCACCAGTTTTAAATCCCATGATTTTTTTGTTTTAAGTTTTATTTTTTTGTTTTAATTTTTAACTTAGAACTATCAACACCACTTATTGCTCTTACTTTTATACCATTAACAAAAACATTGCCGTTATTAGTTGGTCTTTCATCTAAAGTTATGTTTTTAGATTTAGCAGACATTTCCTTAACAGCATCAGCTTTACCTTGTTCATAAAAATGATTTATAAGCTTGTCAGTGTTATTAGCAGCGTAAAGAGCTTTGTGGTACTTCTTATAATCAGTTATTTCTCCGTTTTTATCTAAGAACTTCTTAACAAAATTACCGAGATCAGCTTGATCTTGAGCCACACTTTCGGAATTACTAAGATTATACTTAAACTTTTTTTCTCCAAGATCAAAATCAAAACCTTTGAAATTATCTTTTTTGAAAAAATCTTCAGTGCCTTTAGTAAACCTACTGTATCTTTCTTTTTGTGCTGTTTGTTCGTTGTTATATCTATTGAAGAAGTCTATAGCTTTTTTCTGTTCTTGAGTAGCGCCCGGTCTCAACTTGATCTCGTCGTAATATTTACTCTTAGAACTTTCTAAAAAATTATAAGCTTCAGCAATTTCTTCTTTCAAAGCAAGTTTTTTCTTTCTTATATCTCGCTCTGAGTCCTCGTCATCATCCCAAGCAAAATTGTCTTCTATTAAGAATCCAACTTCTTCAGAATCTAAGTGAGGTTTAGTTTTTTTATAATACTCTATTAGTATTTCTTCGTTATCATACTTAGAGTAGTCTTTATTTAAATTAACATAGTCATCTAAAGTACCACCAGTATCTTCCATAAAGCTTAAAAGCTTTTCTATATTTTTAGGTACTTTTATTTTAGGCGTTGTGTTTTCAACAGGTTTTTCTTGAGGAACTTCTTCTTTTGGTTCTTCATTTATTACAGTAACTTCTTCTTGTTCTTCTACTTTTTCTTCGATCTTTTCTTCAGTTTGCTGAACCTCTGGTTCGGATACTTCAACTTCTTGAATACTTCCGGTAGGTTCTTCTATAGATACGTCCACTGTGCTTGGCTCTGTATTGGCATCTTCCTCTTTTTTTGTTAAATCAACTTTAGTTGTTTCTTCTTGTTGTGTTAATTTTTTAGGTTTCTTTTTTACCTTAAATTCACCTTGTTCTAGAGTTCCGTCAGGAGCCTCTTTTATTTCTGATTTTTCTTTTGACATAATATAATATAATAGTTAATATAAAATTATTGAGGTCCAAATTCTTCTAATCCAAAACCACCTAAATTATCATTACCAGATGATTCAAAGTTTATTGGAGTACCGTCATTTTTCCTCTGTGAGATCATCTCACTTTGTTGAGTTGCTTGAAGCTTAGTTCTGTTGTCTTTTCTATCTTCAATTTCTTTTTCCTTAGCAGATTTATTACTTGCCTGAGCTCTACTTAATTGCATATTATAATTAAACTCTTCAGCCATTAACTGCTTTTTAATTTGAGCTTCCATTTGCATCCTTTGTATTTCAAACTGAGACTTTCCCTGTTCTATTTGTATTTGTGTCTCTGCTAAAGCTTGTTGTTTTTGAACTTCTGCCATTGCGGCTGCTTCAGTTGTTTGAGCATTTGCTTGTGCTTGTGCCTCTATGTTAGCTTGTTGCATTTGCTGATCTTTCTTCTGCTTTTCCTTTCTACGTTTTTTAAGTAATTCGTTAGCTAACTTTAAGTTGTTTATCTGTCTTATATCTATTGCGTCTTCTAAGTCTATAGATTGAGTTTGCAAAGAAACTTGAATATTTTGTTCTAACTGAACTTTATCTTCCTCATCTGGTTCTAGCTCTATAAATATACCAAAATCTCTTAATTGAGTATTTTGAGTTTCTATTAGAGTTGCTACATTGTACATGCTAATACTTTGTTGTAAAGCCATTTTAGTTATTGGAAACTGTAAAGCATCATTAACTCTCAAAGATATATTTTCACAAGTTCTCAATGTTAAATATAATCCGCCTTGCATTATATGTCTTGTAGCTACATTTGAGTTAGCAGCAGCTAATTTTTGTAAACCTACTAATGAGTCAGCATTAGGCATAGATCCATCTCTTGCTTCATTAAGTCCGGTTACATCTCTTATAAGCTGTAAATAATATTGGTAAGTTTGTATTAAGCTTTGTATTTTAGCACCGCCTGAGCTTGACTGTAATTCTTGTATAGGTACTTTACCTGGATTACCCATACCATCTTGAGTCATTGATCTACCTACTATAGAACCTGTTTGAAAATACATGTTCAATGCTTCCGCTGGGTTGTAGTTAGTTCCATTACCAAGATCTACTTCTGCTAAACCATCCATATCTAAATAAACACCGTCAGGAACCATCCTAGACATTACCTGTTGTAATTTTAAATGTGTTATTTGAATCATGTCAGCAAAACCTGTTATACGCGAGACTAGTGATTCTATTCTACCTTTGTACATTCTTGGAGCAACTATATTGTAACTCATATTTACTTTTGTAGAATCTGACTCAGGTCTTGTCATATTTTGAGCCATACCCCACTGCATCATCATTGGGTGTCCTAGTACTTTAGCACCACTGTATAACACTTCTATTGTTCTAGATACTCTAGAAAATCCCTTAGAATCTTCAGGAGCTAAAAAAGTATCTTGTTTTTCTAAAGCTTTTTCTAACCCGTTAGGACCTTCTTTTATTTTAAATACTTGATCTGTAAAAGTTTTGTATTCAAAAAATAATACCTGAACTGTGTTATCATCGTATCTACCATTCCAGTCTCTAAGATATTCTTGATGACCTTGATATTTTTCTAATGTAGAAACCTCTTCAGGTGTTAAATTTGGAAACTTCTTTTTAACTTCTGATATTGTTAAATTTTTAACTTCCCCAACATACCATAAATCTTGAAAATTAGGATCGTCAGTGTAAGAATATACTATCGAAGCTGGGTCTACATAATCAACTGTAATACCTTGAGATAAATCAAAAGATGTTTTTACACAAGATATACCTAATACTGTTAAATCATAATTTAATCTTTTTCTAATTAAATCGTATTTGTTTTTATCTAAAACATAATCTATTAATTCTTCTTGAGCTGTTTCTATAGATTGCTTGTAATTTAATTGCATGTGAGCAGGAAGCTCATCAAGTGTTTCAGGCGTATTATCACCTGTTTGACTCAAAGATATATTTACACCAAATGTTTCTTGTACAGCTGCTATGTATTCTTTTTGCTCTATATCTTGTATTATTCTTTGAGCGTAATCAGTTCTTTTTTGAAGTGACTCAGGATCTTGAGCCATTGTTTTCACTTCATAATTTCTTTGTGACATACCATTAACTACTATATCAACGAATTTAGATATAATAGGAACTGGCTTCCAGTCTAGATTTAAATAAGATAAATCACCATTAATAGCTAACTCATCTTTATATTTCTGCACAGGTTGTTCACCTCTAGCGTATAGTTTCAAAGTGTGAAACCAAGTGTAATTAGTTTGGAACTTATATCCAGTTCCTCTAAAATTTCTAAACCACTCACCCTCTATAGCTCTACCTACTGCTAACCCATATTCTTGAGTAGCTTTCTCTGCGGCTGGAACTACTTGATCCGGAAAAGTACTATTACTATTAGTGTAAATCTGCATTTATTTATTTATTTTTGATAATGTACCAGAGTTATCGTAAGTTCTAAAATTTAATTTCATATCATTACTTCTTTTAAATGGTACAGGTCTGTACTTATTTTTATTACAAGCCATTATAGCTAAACCAGAACTTATAGAAGCATCATGTTTAGTTCTGTTGTTTATGTTAAATATAGCCCAGTCTTCTAATGTTTTTTGAAAATATACATCTCCAAATCCTGTTTCTAATCTACCGACTTTATCTTCGATATAAGCTTCTATCGCGGCAGCGTGAGCTTGTTTAACATCTTCACTTGAGTTAGGTATTCCACCTATTTCCTTTTCAGTTGTAGATAATTTATTCCAAACTTTATCAGGTCTATTTATTGAAAAACCTCTATAACCTCTTCTTTTAAAATAATATAATAATCTAGGTTTGTTATTTTCACAAAGTATTGGCATGCCATAAAATACGCAAGCCATTAGCACGTCTTCAAAAAATATTTCTGCTGTTTGTGGTCTTGATATATATTCTAAAAAGAAATGATTAGGCGGTGAGTCTTCCATTGAAAACTTTGTTAATCCATGTAGTGCTCCTTTAGAGCCGCGACCATCAACAGTACCGCTAATATCGTAAGAGTCACAGCCGAAAGCTCCAATATGCTCGTTACCTGGGTGTTTAGTTCCATTTTTTAATATTACGTTGTTTTGTAGGTTTTTATCAGGAATCCAAGTTATATTAAATCTACCTTTATTGTTTGGGTTAAATTCAACTTGAGTATCTTTTACTCCATTAATCCATTGAAAATTACCACAACTAACAACTTTGTTTAAATTCATTTCTTGATTATAATCTATTTGCTCATAAATTTTTACAAGATTAAATAAGCTATCTTTAGCTTCATCTCTAAAAGCATGAGCTTCAGATCTTGGAAATTGTCTATAATATTCATTTAAACTATCTTGATCGCTTTTTAATCCATCAACTTCGTTTTCCCAATGCTCGATAACTCCTGTTGTAATTTCAAAACCATCAACTCCTTTGACTGTATTTTTACCTCTAATGAAGACAGGTAATCCATAAGTATCGATGAATCCTTCGTAGTTCCACTCCATAGGTATGAACAAGCTATAGAGTCCAGAAGACGTTTGTCCGTTTCTATTTCTTTTAGTAACGTCAGAATTGTAGTATAATTTTTTGAAGTTGTCTCCACCTTTATCTAAAGCATTTGATGTTGAGCCCATCATACATTTACCTACGATTTTAGATCCCAGTCTCAATGTAGTTTTTGTAACCCTCCAATTATTTAATATATTATCAGGTCTTTCCCACTTACCACTTTCATCATGAGCTAGTAACTTTAGCTTTTCACCATCATAAGAGTTGTCACCCGTGTTCTTCCAGTCAATAGTTGTGTCTAGTCCTTCTAGTTCTCTAAGTTGTTCATTCGACTCAAGCTTTCTTCTAGTAAGTTTTGATGCTGGAACTCTATAAGCCAGTTCAGTCTTCGGCCGGTCCATACCATCTTGAATAGGTTTAAAGAAGAATGGGTAGTTAACTGATATGGGTACAACCTTATCCGTGAACATTTTTTTGGCATCTGCACCAGACTTGGAAAGTATTCCGAATCTAGCATCGGAAGATATTGTAGCTTGGTTGACAAGTTCTGAACTTGACATAAAAGAGAATCCAGATCGTCTGTTTTTAAGGTAACACATTCCGTAACATCTTGTGTCGGCTTTGCAAGCTTCCCAAAATATGTAGAATAGTCTATTTGACTCTCTATAGTCAGGTGCTCCAACGTCAATTTTTGACCATTGCAGGTACATGTAATGAGTGCCAGTAATGTAAGTAGCAACACCATTGTTATAAAAGTGAAATCCTTGTTCTCGTCTAGTAAATTCATTATCAATATAATCGTACCACTTTTCTTTAAATTCAGCTGGATATTCCTCCCAGTCAAACCTACTTTTAATTCTACTTAATTCTTTTGGATATTCGGCTTTTTCCCAGTATTGTTCCGCTTTTTTTTCGCTTCGTTTAAACGGTTCATCTGCTGCTGGTAAAGCAATCCTGAGATTCTGTATTTCAATGATTTGTCCAATTTTACCTGTTTTACTTATTACTATAAAATCATAATCAGAGTTATAGCCATACTCCCATTTTTTAAATCTATTGTTTTTAGCTAATATCTTAGG